CGTGATCCTGAAACATTTAAATTGTTTTGGACAGAAATGTCTAAGGTTACCAAAGTTATTGTTAACGAGTCAGATGGCAAAAAACCTGAACAATACGTTATCAAAGATATTAATCCTAACTTCCAAAACCTAACTGTTACCGCAGTTAGCACAAGTGATACATTTACAAATCACCCACAAGTGGGCGGCCCAAGCGGCGCCTATGTTCAACCACGTACACCTTACTCAGGTGGCTCACGCTTTAGTCATGCACAAAATGAATCAGTTGTTAATGCAGAACACATTGTACATCTGAGTTTAACTGAAGGTTTAGATATTTTCTGGCCGTTTGGCAACTCAGTATTAGAAAACGTTTTCAAAGTATTCAAACAAAAAGAATTGCTTGAAGATGCTATCATTATCTATCGTGTACAACGTGCACCTGAGCGTCGTATGTTTAAAATTGACGTAGGTAATATGCCAACACACATGGCTATGGCGTTTGTTGAACGTATTAAAAACGAAATTAGCCAACGACGTATTCCCACACAAACACAAGGTGGGCAAAATATGATGGATGCTACATACAATCCGTTGTCAACTAATGAAGACTTCTTCTTCCCACAGGCCGAGGGCGGTCGTGGTAGTAGCGTTGAAATTTTGCCAGGCGGACAGAACTTAGGCGAAATTACAGACTTAAAGTTCTTTACTAACAAGTTATTCCGTGGCCTGCGTATTCCAGCAAGTTATTTGCCAACTGGTGTAGATGATGGCACACAAACAATCAGTGATGGTCGTGTTGGCACAGCTCTAATCCAAGAATGGCGTTTTAACCAATACTGTATGCGTTTACAATCAATGATTGTAGATCGCTTAGACAAAGAATTTAAAATGTTTATGCGTTGGAGGGGCATTAACATTGATGGTCAACTGTTTGATTTAACATTTAATCCTCCACAAAACTTTGCACAATATCGTCAAGCTGACATTGATAGTGCTAAGATTGCTACATTTACACAGTTAGAACCTATTCCATATCTAAGTAAACGTTTCTTAATGAAGCGTTATCTGGGCTTAACCGAAATGGAGTTAAGCGAAAACGAAATCATGTGGAAAGAAGAAAAAGGCACAGCCGAAGCACCAGATCCGGGTCAAACACAGATGCGAGCCGCGGGTATCAGTGCTGGCGGTATTGCCAGCGATCTTGAAGCAGTTAGCCCTCCACCCGGAGCAGAAGGCACACCAGCTGAAGCAGGAGCACCTGGTGTAGCTGACGGCGGAGTAGGTAGTCCAACAGGTGGCGCGGGCCCAGCAGCCAGCGCACCTGGCATAGGTTAATCCATTTTGGTAAATACACTACTATGTTCCTAAACGAAATGTACGACGAAGCAAAACCAGGATATGAGTCCGAAAAGGATGATAATTCTGTTATGCATTTAAAAGATCTACGCAAGACAAGACTTACTCTTGGGCATCTAAATCGCCTGAGAATGGCCAACGATGTGCGTAAATTTGAGTTTGAACAGAAAATGAAAGACACACAAGAAATGTATGCGGCACCGCCTGCTGAAGGTGGCGGAATACCCGGCATGTAATGCAGTTGTAACAAAAATCCTCAAAATCCTTCAAAAAACACCTATATTACCCCATAATCTACGTAGTTTTGTAAATACTTTACAAGCCATTTATAAAAAGGAGTTCCTACATGAACAAATATGAACAGTTGATCGAGCACATCATCAACGACAATGAGTCAGCAGCAAAAGAATTATTCCATCAGATCGTAGTTGAGAAATCACGCGATATCTATGAGTCATTAATGGATGAAGAAATGGGCGGCAACCAAGCTCAAAACTTTGTACAAGATATTACTCAACAAGATGACGCAGCTCAAGAGCACGGTCTTGGTGAAGACGACGAAGAAGCAGGCGAAATCGAATTAGGCGGTGACGACGAATTCGGTGACGAAGAAACATTTGGCGATGAGCCAGCTATGGGCGACGAAGAAGGCGAACACGGCGAAATCGAACACAAGATTGACGAATTATCAGCACAATTAGAAGAACTAAAAGCTATGTTAGCTGGTTCTGGTGAAGAGTCTGGTGAAGAGTTTGGTCACGAAGAGCCAGCAATGGACGGCGACCACAGCGATTTTGACAGCGAAGAAGAAGGCTTTGGCGAAAGCGAAGAGCAAGTTGCTGAAACTGAAGAAGTTACAGAAGCAGCAAGTGGTTCTGGTATGAGCGGTTCTGGTAAATCCGGTAGCGGCGTAAGCGGTTCTGGTAAATCTGGTTCAGGCGTTAAAGAATCATATCGCAAGTCTGAAGCTGAAATCATGAAAGAATACGTTGACAAGATCGGCGAAATCTACAAGCAAGAGCCAGCAACAGGCGAAGGCAAAACTGTAGGCACAGGTGGCGACGCTCCAACAGTTAATACTAAAGCTACAACACGTGGCCAAGGTCCTAAGTTTGATGGCGAATCAGCAGCAAACATTGCTACTGGCGGCGCAGAACAAAATCCAGATGGTAAAGCGATTGAAGAACCAAAGAATGAATATGCTAAGAAGCGTGGCGACTTGCCAGGCGCAGGTTCATTCAAGAACGTTCCAGGTGGCGACGCTGGTAAAACAAGTTTTAAAACAAAAGAATCTGCTAAAACAGCTGAAGGTAGTACAACTGACGGTTCCGTTCCTGTAAACAAGAAGAGCGAAATCGGCGGTAAAGTACGTTAATTAGGAAACAAAATGGCTTTGTTACTTAAAGAGCATCTTACCTTTGACAACGCTCAAATGAAAGTGTTGTCAGAGGACTCTGCAGACGGCAAGGGAAAAGATCTCTATATGGAAGGGATATTCATTCAAGGAGGCGTTAAAAACGCTAACGAGCGTGTTTATCCCGTTCATGAAATTGAGAAGGCTGTTACTACTATTAACGAACAATTAAAAGGTGGTTATAGCGTACTTGGTGAAGTAGATCACCCAGATGACTTAAAAATTAACCTTGATCGTGTATCACACATGATTAACAAAATGTGGATGGACGGTCCTACAGGTTTTGGCAAATTAAAATTATTACCTACCCCAATGGGCGAGCTTGTAAAAGCAATGATTACCAGCGGTGTTAAGCTGGGCGTTAGCTCCCGTGGATCTGGTCAGGTACATGAAGGATCTGGACACGTTAGCGATTTTGAAATCGTTACCGTGGACATTGTAGCACAACCCAGTGCACCTAATGCATACCCTAAAGCCATTTATGAAGGCTTGATGAATATGCGTGGTGGGGCTCAGGTGTTTGAAATGGCACGTGATGCCAGCACCAATCAAAGAGTACAGAAGTATATGAAAGAGGCAGTGGTGCGCCTTATCAATGATTTAAAACTATAGGAGATATCCAATGTTAGATGCTATCAAACCATTGTTGGATGCGGGTATAGTTAATGAAGATACTAAGCAAGCTATTAGCGAAGCTTGGGAATCTAAGTTAACAGAAGCACGTGAGCAAGTTCGCGCAGAATTGCGTGAAGAGTTCGCTGGCCGCTACGAACATGATAAAGCTGTAATGGTTGAAGCTCTTGACAAAATGGTTACCGAATCACTATCTGCTGAGATCCAAGAGTTCAAAGCAGAAAAACAAGCTCTATCTGAAGACCGTGCAAAGTTTAATGCTCGCATGGTTGAAAGTGCAGGCAAGTTTGACAATTTCTTAGTTACTAAGTTAGCTGAAGAAATTCAAGAACTACGTGCAGATCGCAAAAATTACGAGAATAGCATTGCTAAACTTGAAAACTTTGTTATCAAAGCACTTGCTGAAGAAATCAAAGAGTTTGAACAAGACAAACGTGCAGTTGTTGAAACTAAAGTTGCCTTAGTAGCTGGTGCTAAAGAAAAATTAGCCGAGTTACAAACAGCCTTTATTCAACGTAGTGCCGCTCTTGTTAGAGAGACTGTAGCCAGTTCGTTAGAGTCTGAAATGACTCAACTAAAAGAAGACATTGCTGTAGCACGTGAAAACATGTTCGGTCGTCGTCTATTTGAAGCTTTTGCAAGCGAATTTGCTGTTACTCACTTAAATGAGAACAAAGAAGTTGCTAAACTACAAGCTGCTTTGAAAGAGAAAGAAGCATTAATTGCTGAGTCTCGTCAAATCGCTGAAGAGAAAGCTATTTTAGTTGAATCCAAAGAGAAAGAAATTAAGATTATTAAAGAATCTGCAGAACGCAAAGAAACTCTAAGCAAACTGTTGAAACCTTTAAACAAAGAGAAGGCCGCTGTAATGAGCGAACTACTCGAATCAGTGCAGAACGATAAGTTACAGTCTGCATTTGATAAGTATCTACCAGCTGTTCTGAACAACAGTTCTGTTAAGCCAGTTGCTGAAAAGCAAGTAGTTTTGACAGAATCACGTACAGAAGTAACTGGTGATAAATCTGCTAAGCCAGTTGATGATGATACGAATGTGATCGACATCAAACGTCTTGCAGGGCTAAAGTGACTTAACCCTAAATAGGAGAAAAGAAATGACACAAGCATTATTAGAAAGCCGTTGGGGCGAGACCAAAGACGCTCTGTTAGAAGGCTTAAACGGTTCTAAAAGAACTACAATGGCAGTAATTTTGGAAAACACTCGTAAGAACTTGGTTGAAAACGCTACAGCAGGTGCTACATCTGCAGGTAACGTTGCTACACTTAACCGTGTAATTCTACCAGTTATTCGTCGTGTTATGCCAACAGTTATTGCAAACGAAATCGTTGGTGTACAACCAATGACAGGTCCAGTTGCTCAAATTCACACATTGCGTGTACGTTATGCTGACTCTGTAGGTCCAACTACAAACGGCGCAACAGGTACAACAGCTGGTGATGAAGCATTGAGCCCATTCAAGATTGCAACAGCTTACTCCGGTTCTACAGCTGGCTACGCAACTTCTACAGCAACATTAGAAGGTGTTCCAGGTAACCGTTTAAACGTTCAAATCTTGAAACAAGTTGTTGAAGCTAAGACACGTAAGTTGTCAGCTCGTTGGACATTCGAAGCCGCTCAAGACGCTCAGTCTATGCACGGTTTGGATGTTGAAGCAGAAATCATGGCTGCATTAGCACAAGAAATTACTGTTGAGATCGATCAAGAGATCATCGGTAGCTTGTCTGCTTTAGCTGCAACTGATTATGCTTACGACCAATCAGCAGTTAGCGGTACAGCAACATTCGTTGGTGATGAGCATGCTGCTTTAGCAGTATTGATCAACCGTTCTGCAAACTTAATTGCACAACGTACACGTCGTGGTGCTGGTAACTGGGCGATTGTATCCCCAGCTGCATTGACAGTATTGCAATCTGCAACTACTTCAGCATTTGCACGTACAACAGAAGGCACATTCGAAGCACCTACAAACACTAAGTTTGTTGGTACATTGAACGGTGCAATGCGTATCTATGTAAATAGCTATGCAAACGATTCAACCTCAGTTCTTGTTGGTTATAAGGGTTCAAGCGAAGCTGATGCAGCTGCGTTCTATTGCCCATATATTCCTTTGATGAGTTCTGGTGTTGTTTTAGATCCAGCAACATTCGAACCAGTAGTTGGCTTCATGACACGTTATGGTTATGTAGAGTTAACAAACACAGCGTCTTCCTTAGGTAACGCTGGTGACTACTTGAGCGAAATCAGCATTGCTAATCTATCGTTCCAGTAATCAACCCAGGGATGGGAAGTTCAAAAAAGCACCTTCGGGTGCTTTTTTGTTGGCGGTACCATAAATATTAACGTCTATACTGCGTATAGATTCTCGTCGGTGCCAACCGCGGGTGGCCTAAAACGCTACAACATAAGGAGAAATTAAAATGGCAAAATTAAAAATTACACAATCTACATCTGTTACCAATGTAACATATCCAGGACCAACAGTTGGTGATCGTTACGTATCACCAACTACAATTGGCGGATCACACATTGGTGGTACAGGTGG